CCCAGGATCAAAGCCAAGCCGAACTCTACGAGTTTCCATTTCTTGTTCCGCTTGCTCTGATAAGACTGCACACTTATCCAAATCCGCTTTAAGCCCACGACTACCTACCTTAGACAGAACATTGAGAAAGCGTCTTTCACTTTCCCACAGGTGTAACAGGTCTTGCCCCATTATTTACCTTAGGTCCTCTCCGTGGGATATAGGTGTCATACCACTCTTTAACATCGGGCCACCAGTAAACCTCAAAGGGTGCCCCTGCTCCACCACCGCTAATCTTACGTAACGGTTTAACGAAGTTATTACGCTCTCGTCGTTCAACCCATCCGTACATAGTACGTAGATGAACGTTTAACCTACCAGCTATCTCACTGCGTGTGACAAGATTGTAAGCTAGTTCCTCGGCTTCTTCAAGGCTTAAGCTCACTGATAAACACCTCCCATAACCTGCCAGTCATGTTCACATCTTTGCAACAGTAAGGTGCCATAACTTGTGGTGGAACTTCTTGCCAGGTCATAGCTTTAAGAAACTGATTAAGTTGTTCCTTGTCCTTGCCGTCGTCTTTAAGAACGAACTTGGCTAGCCAATCGAGTTGTTTGGAGGGAAACTCTTCATTAACCATGTGAGCCATAACCATTGTATCCCAATAGGTATCCTCAGGAATGGTTATGCCTAATGTTAGTAATGAAGGATGGTCATACAAGTAGTTGTGTACAACTATCTCTTTGGTCTCGAATATTTCTTTGAACTCAGGTAACCAAAGCTTAGGTAAATTATGTTTGTCAGGTACATCATGTCGCCACGGTAAGTAGAACTCATTACGAATACCATCAATCTTCCAACCTATACCGATACCGGTGGCATAGACACGACTGTCCCATATAGCACTAGCTCTAGCACGTTCTTTAGATTTGTAGTCTCCAAGTTGACTAGTCTCTGTGTCACAATAGACTCGTGGAGCCCTAATCATTTCGTTAAGAACGGCCTCGAATCCTGTACGACTAGAAACTAAGCCCGATGTTATATCCCTGGGTGGGCGGCTCAGGCTCGTCATCGTCGATGTCGCGGGAGTTAATGAGTCCACTATCGCTAACCTCCGTACTAGCTGCAAGTCTGCGTTGAGCGGTTGTCTGTACTGCAAACATAAGATTCTGGCCTGTTGCTACGCCATACTCACGCTCTTGCTCGGAGTACCTATGCTTAAGATTGATGAATTTAATGTCTGTGTTTACTGTGTCCTTTGACCATAAGGCGTAAACGTCAGTCGCAGAAGCAGTGATGTAAACAGACCCATAGACATCATCCTGAGTCTTAGGTTGTTTATTTTGTGCCGTGGCTTTGCGGTTATGATGTACATGCCAAGTAGCGATTCCAAACTTCTTACGAAGCTTCGAGTCAAAGTCGAACAACGTCTTGGTATCTTCATCACTGTTGAGAGACTTAACAGTAATACGCCCCAAGCTATCGAGGAATAGAACCTCGATTTCGTGCTTCTCGATGTATGCTTGTAAGACTGCCTGCTTAACAGGATCGAGGACATCGAATGGCTCTCCTAACGGTACAATCTTAATGCGGTCCTGTAACTGCATGATAAGCTCCTCAGGCATATTACGGGTCATATGCTTAAGAAAGTACTGAATACCTGCTTGATGCATTTCTAGGGAAAAGAATCCCACACGTTTAGCCTTAGGGATATCGTATTTGAGAAACGGGACTCCTAAAGCTAGACTGATCGCTGCCTGTAGGCTAAGCCTAGTCTTACCAATGCCCGGTCTTGCGGCCAATACCATGCACCCATTGTCCTCAAGACAATTCTCGATTGCCCAGTTAAGCTCAATAGTACTAGTGAGCATCTCATGAACCCCCATAACAGGAAGTTCATAAACTTCAATGACAGTGGCGTTGGTGGGGTGCTTAACTCTTGCGCGCACAATAATGTCATTGAGTCGTTGGTCTCTATCCCTACGATCATGAAACTTTCCCCACCATTCATCAGCAGCAAAAAGAACAGTGAAGATTTCTTGGTCATTAAGCCCCATTTCCGCACATAGATAGCCAAGGTTCATAAGCTTAGTGGAACGTTCACCTTCCTGGACATCTCTGTTACGAAATAAGTCTAGAGCTTCCGGAGTCCAAGGATGAAACGCGATAATACTTGTGATATCTAAGCGGTCAACGTCAGTGAATATCTGACTTGCTACAGGGGGTCTCTCGACTATGTCAAAGCGAGCACTCTGAAAACGCCAGTCATTAGCAGACAGTACCTTAACTTGACGGTTACGCTTATGGTTCAACGTATTCGGCGGACGCAGAACCTGGTTAGCATCCCATCCGGAAGTGTCAGCACCTAGCTTATAAGACAAGGATCGGTTAACCTCTTCGATCCACTTAATGTCGTTGGCGAATTCTTCGAGCTTCCAGTACCAGTGCTCGTGTCCAGACTCAGAGGACTGAATCTTAAGGGTAGGCTCAGGTGCTTCCTCTAAAGATTCGGGAAGCTTACCATCATGCTCAACCCATACAACCCAGGACCCTAAAAGATGTTCCTTAAGTGAACTCTCCGCAGAGAAAAGCGCCGGTGAGCAGTAAATCTCTTCATGAGCGGCAGTGTCTACGATATACTCTACTGCCTCATGCTTTTGCTCTGGCCACTTAAAGAATTTCTGAGTCCAAGGGTCACGAGTATCACCCGATGTCCTTATCTTAGATGGGGTATAGATGTAACCCTCAACGTTTCCATAGAGGAACTCTAAGAAAGACTGGATGGTACTATCGCCAGACCCTTCAACGACCTTAAGAGTCATCGCCTCCACTTTGCTCCCTCAGTGCCACATTGATCTGATTAAAGTCATCTATAAGTGTCTGCATCATACTCTTCTCATAGATAACTAAACCTGGATGGTATAACAATACAACTGGCCGAGAGGTAGGTGTGTGCTGATAGATCATGCCATGATCTGCTTGTGGTTTGTGCATAGGAAAGAAAGCTTGGATAGCTGACTTGCCCATAAGAGCTAGTACTTTAGGGTTAACTGTGACTACCTCGGTCTTAAGACAAGGTAGGGAGTCGATAACTTCTTGCCTAGTTGGGTGTCTATTGTTACCGATAGTGTTAACGGTACGGTACTTAACTGTGTTGGTGATGAATACAGCTTTACGATCGAGCCCTGCGGACTTTAGCAGGGTGTTCAGTATTTCACCTGACGGACCCACGAAGGGACGCCCTGCGTCGTCCTCCTCCGGTCCTGGGGCCTCTCCGACCAGCATCACGGCGGCACCGAGAGGACCCTCTCCGGGCACGAAGGATTTAGCTGTTGACCTCAGATAAGCGAAGGCTATATCTTGTTGGTATTTCTTGTAAGTGCTATCAAGATAAGTCTCGATTAAAGTTTTATCTATCATGTGCCCTAGGTGGGAGTCGAACCCACACTTGACGGATTTTAAGTCCGCTTCCTCTGCCTTTGGGATACTAGGGCAAGGCCCTCCCGGGGAAAGGCCGTAACAATACCCGGGAGGACCGGCTTATTTAGTAGTTACGAACGGGGTTGGGCGTTGTGGGCTGCCCTGTAGGCTGTTGACTTTGCGTCTGTAACTGCTGCGCGATACCCATAGCACCTTGCTGCAACTGAGCAGTAATGCTAGCGTCACGAGGCCCGATCTTACTGACGTTAACGTCTCCGCGTGCGCTAGTGTAAACCTCGATCCAAACCGGAGCACCCTTCTTACCGGCGATAGCTGCGCTAAGCTGCGCATCATTCATACCTCCGAACGGAAGACCGATAGCAAAGAGACGGTCACGAAGCTTACGACGAGCCTTGTTATCCATTCCTGGGTTAGCGTGACAAAAGTCATTCTCAACAGTCTCGCCATTATGTGGGCTAGTAGCGTCATCGATTCGCCAAGCGAAAGAGACTCGACGCTTCTTAGTACCTGGCTCATCCCTAGGCTCATAGTAGCCGGCACTGCCATAAGCTAGCACGGCTGGATAACGTCCGTTCTTAATCCCATCCGGAACGTTATCTAAACCTAGGTCAGCAAGGAAGTCCTCACCAGCCGGGGCCTGTTGCGGCATCATGTTTGGGTTAGGAGTAGGCTGTGCTGTAGGTTGTGGAACAGGCGCACTAGGCTGTTGTTGTTGCTGTTGCACTAATGCTTCCAAGTTGTTAGCTGCTGCTTCGGTCATTGTTCGTTAGCCCTCTCTGCTTTAATTTTTTCGATTTGGTCAAGCTTAGCATCGTGTACCATGTTGAAGGTAAGATTCTGGACCATAGTATCGAGTGAACCGATACGGGTCTTAGCGGTGATACGTGCTTCGGTAGTTTGAGTGTTACGAGTAAGGGCGTAGAATGATTCTTCGCCGCTATCTGGAGAAACTTGACTCCACAGGTAGAACACTCCATCGACGTACTGATTAAGTGCGTCTGTTACTTTATCAGTAGTGTCAGGCTGCCTAACAACAGCCTTGGCAGCACCCTTCTCGACATCCTTATCGTGACAGATGAAGATTACGTTACGGTCAATGTCCCGGAAAGCGGCTGCGATCCTTCGCATATGACCAGTGTTCCCTTGGTAATCTTTACCTTCGGGAGTATAAGGATCACGGCTAAGTGGAGCTTCCATCCATTTCTGCTGGACTCGGTTGTCGAGAGCAGTATACTGTAATTCGGAAAAGGTGTCGAGGATGATGGTTTCATATTCCTCAAAGTAACCTTTCTTAACTAACTGAACGAAATCCTCAATCTGCTGTACCGACTGGAACTTCATAACCTTGATGCCGTTACGAAGGATATCAGGATGGTTAAGCAGCGTGGACTGTCCGCGCTCGACGGCAATAAGCAAAGGTGAGGGAGCCTCACAAGCAGCCTTAGTTTTACCGCCACCCATGCCTCCGTACAAGACTAGCTTAGTGTACGGAGTTTCCTCTAACGGGTCATGGATGTAAGTGTTAGTCAAATAATCGACTAAGCTACGATCCGCAACTACAGTAAGATTTTCGTCGGGTTTAACTAGAGCCGGTGGAGCCTCGGTTACTTGAGCCACTGTTGGGACAGATACGGGTACAGAGGTTGTATCTGGCGCGGTAACAGTCGGGGTCTCCGACACATTCTCTTTTGGGAGTGTTTCCTTAATCTGCTCATCCACTGCTGCTTGTAGATTAGCGATAGGATCGGTACTAGTAGTCTCTGTCATTAACGGCGCCTTCCTTGACGACTACAGTGTCCTTAGTTTCATTGTAGTCATAAGTCTTTGGCTGGAAATTGGTGTCTATATCTTCTATGATGGGCTCCCCGTTTAGCTCAGCTAAACAGAGCGTAGCGAAATCACAAAACTTGCAGGCGTTGGTCCCAATGTTGCGAATCACATCCTGAGACTTTTCCTCGATAGTCTCTAAGGAACGGTGGTTAACAATCTCACGAGAGGTCTTAACTTGCTCGATCATGAGATTGCGCATCGCAGGAACAGTAGGGACCCAATCGGTCTCCCTAAACTGTTCTTCATTGGTGTAAGGCGCAGACCTCGCCTTAGGACCAACGCCGCGCTCACGGTAACGGTATTCCCAAATGGCTACGCGATCTACAGGAATATCCAAAATCTGCATAGCCCAGAAATACTTATCCA